CCGTCAATGTTGAACTTCAGGAAAGCGTTCTCTCCTCCGGAGGTTCTGGACATCAACGGGCTAAAGGCGCTTTCGAGTTTTGCGATTATTGGTCGCAGGCAGTGAGTCACAAAAGCTAAATTGTTTTGCTCAACCGAGCTGAAAGTATTTGAGCCGGGGAGGTTTAGCATATTGCTTGGAACGCGGAACGCCCGTGCAACATCTTCTATTGCAAGACGACGAGAATCTAAGAACTGCGCCTTGTCGTTCTCCGTGTTTGTCTGAGTATACTTGGCCCCGGCTGAGAGGATGGCTGTCTTGTGTGACTTCTTCCAACCTGAATGACGAGAGTCGAATCCTGTCTGCAGGTTCTTAGCTTGGTCGGCTGTAAGGTTTCCCGGAAACTCAATAACTCCTGAAGTCTGAGTTCCATCGCCGAAGAACTTGGCTGCATAAGCTTCAAGTGCTTTTGCTAATCCGAAGTTTTCCTTGAGCGCTTCGACTCGACTAATCCCACGAATGTTGCCCGGCCTTACAACGTCCGGAACAAAGATTACTTGCTCACTGCTCAGGAGCTGGTCGTCTTGGTTTAGTCGGTACATAACCTGACCTAGGCCGTTGCGAGTTATCTCCACGTTCTGAGGGTTCAACACGCTCAGGTTTACTACTTCGCCTCGGTCATTAGAGAAGACCCTGATAAAAGCGTTCCCGTCAATTAGCATGCTGACAATTATCGAACCCCAAAAGGCTTCCTTGGTTGTGTCAACGTCTGGCTTTTGTACCCAAGCTGGCGAGGGCCTGAATGGGTAGCGTGCGCCGTCTCTGCGAACATAAACATCAACAGGCAGGCTTGCTACCGTGTCGCTAATTAGTGAGACTGCTGAGTAGACAGCGTTTATTGAAAAAGCAGTTTCGCTATTGACAGAGGTTCCTGCAATAGTTCCGCCGTCCACGTCTCCGCCTGCTGCCCAAATACTTTGATACGAGAGCGCCCTCTTAGAGAAGAACCTGTCGAATACGTTTGCCAAGAATTACCGCCTATACATAAACTTGTGGCACGAGTGCTTCTTCCATTCTAACGGTTGCGCGGTCAAACGCCATCATTAGGGCCACTGCTAAGTCTATCTTAAGCTTAGGGTTACGGAAGTCTTTTGTAATACGAGCGCCGCGCTGAGCGTCGATTTTTAGGATGCAGTTCTCCATGTGCCTCGTCATGGCTCCATCATGTTGAACCCTAAGCTTCTTATTCATAATTGCTTCAAACAACTTAGAGGTTGCAGGGACAGTTCTGGACAGCGTGTTCTTATACTCCACAACCGGGATGCCGTACTCCGACCACTGATACATTTCGTCCTCCCAGTATGAAGGGTCGCAGGCCATTTCTTTACAGTTGGGTTGCTTGTCGAAGAAGTCCATAACCGCCTTGGCTACTTCTTTCTTATCGACAATCCAAGAATCATCATGTATAGCAAAATCCTTTTCCCAACTCGCAACCCTTACCGCTCGATAAATGTCGTCTTCAAAACGAGGCAGAATAACTGCGACTAGCGCGGTGCTGTCGTTCTTCCAAGAACCGTCAAAGCCTAAGACATATTCGTCGCTAGGTAACATTTCAAATTCTTCTTCTATCCCCTGCCAAGCTCCGGCTGGGAGCCAAGCGGTCTTTGTGTTCGTCCAGATATTGAGGCGCTTTGTTTTGAACTCTGCTTCCGGAGTTATCTTTATTGCAGTCTCGTAGTCTTCCGCTGCGCAGATATCCCCGTATCCGGGTGAAGCTAATTCCCAAGTTGCAGGGTCTTTGTAGTCAGCGTCTTTAGGAGGCTCCCACCATGCCATAAACATCGACGGCTCTATCTCCTTGTTGACTATCTTTTGCCCTGTTTGGTAAAGCGTGTAAGCGATTGAGTCGCCGCCTGTCTGGTCAGACTTACGCCCTGCCGTTGTAATCATTACTAAGTGAGCCTTGTTTCCTCTAGCTCCCATAGACAAAGACATAACGTCAAATAGGGTTCTGTCAGCCATAGCGTGACCCTCGTCCGCCCAAACAGCGGTTGAGTTGTAGCCCTCTTTTGAATAAGCTTCGGCTGAGAGGACGCGATAGACAGAGCCTGTCGCTGGTATCTCGATAGCGTCTCTGTAGATTTTGGCTTGGCTGGAAAGCTCCTCGTTAGCTTCAATCATTTTCTTAGCGTCGTTGAAGACAATCCGGGCCTGCTCCTTTTCCGCAGCTACCGAATAAACCTCTCCACCGCGAGGGCCAAAGAACGTGTCAAAAACTGCGAGGCTACTGGCCATTGCACTTTTCCCCTGCTTCCGGGGCATGCCTACAAGTGAAATTTTTGAAGCGAATCCGCCCTTGCCGTCGCCCGCGTAGAGGTGTCGAATCAAGTCCTTTTGCCAATCGCGCAAAATGAGCTGTGACCCTTGCGGCCCCGCTATCGAATCCTTAGTAATAATGCCGAACGCTTCAATGAAGTCGACTGCTAGGTCGCCTTTACCTTCGGCTAGAGACGCGGCTTCAACAGGGGTCAGCCACGCAGGAGGCCAAGCGTTACCCATTACGCTCTAATAATTCTTGCAACCTAGACTTAGCTTTTATCTCTGCAAGCCCTAGTCGGCTCCTGTCGCTAGGCGTGAAGCCAAGCAAGCCAAGGTTTCCGGCTATGGCCTTTTCAATTTCGGCAAGCCTCATAAGCACCGAGTTCTCTGTCGGGCTTTCAACTAGCGCATTACGAAGCGACTCGCGCCTGTCGAGCTGCTCTGCTGTCATTTGCAACAAGTGAATGTCCGTCCTGCTACTAATCCAAATCTCTCCGGCTGAAAACACAGAGTCCCATAACTGTTGCCCTGCGTAATCTAGGGGCCGAATCGGGTCGACCCTGCCGCCCTGAATTGCCATCATTTCAGTTTCTTTTGGCATTGGTCTTTTACCGGGATTGCCCGTTAGTCTTTTTTGCTCGGTTGGTTTTGCAGGATTAGCCATTGTTTTAGCCTACCAAGTCTTCAAGTTGTAGCTCTGCAAGTGGAGCTTTGATGAGTGTCCTTCCTGTAACAGTGAGGTATCTTCCAGTTCCGTAGACTTCAATCTTCAAGCCGTCGCGCTCAAATCTTCTTCCAGCCCCGACGTTGCCAAGGCCCCATAGGTGTAACCCTCGTCTAGATGGAGACAATTCCACAAACGTTTTAGGAAACGAGTTGATGAGGTTCTGAGCTTCGTCCGAAATAACGCCGTCAAGTACGCAGTCGTCTAGGTCAATACAAACAATCCCGTCGCCGTTTAGTACGAAACCAACACCGTCGCCCTTGCCTGCTTGCCGCGCGTCTTCATAGCTGGCCCAAGTAGAAGCATCGTTGATTGAAGACCACCAACCCTTGAGGCTCATTGGCCGTTTGTCTTTGTGCAGAATCCAGCGCGGCACAGACTGTAGCTCTGAAGGTACAAAAAAGCGCTGGTCTTTTCGGTGTGAAGCAACCCGGCAACGAGTCCCGCAGAAACGAGGAACCCTCCCGCGAGCAGGCTTAGTCAAAGCTTCGTAGCAGACTTCGCATTTATTCATGCCTTTATTCTAGTGTAACGATAAGTAATAAGCAAGTACCTAAAGGGCTGTAGGGCTTTTAGTGTAACGATAAACATATTGAGGTCACAGCTTCAACGCTAGTAAACAAGCAGGCAGTCGCAGGATTCGTTTGAACTGGCGAACGTCAAACGCTGTCAGAACCGCGCTCAAGGCTGCTCAGTGGGTCAGAGGTTTTCAAGTGCGGAGAGGTGCGCATGGTTAGGTTGGGGGGTGTTGGTAGAGGCTGTAGAGGAGATTTGCCCCACTCCCCGATAATACGCCCTGCATCAAGGACTCTAGCACTATTACTGGTCAAGCGGTTTCGCTCCTCTGCGCTGATTACAGACTCTATGAGCTGCTGCTAGTGGGCTGTCCACAAGACCTGCCACAAGATGGTCAGCGTCGATGGGCTGCCCTAGTAAGAAGGGTTCCTTACACAAGTGGCAGTGAGTAGCGTTTGCCTTTACCCTCTTTGCTTCTTGTCGATAAGCGTAATTGTATAACTGAGATTTCTTCCTAGTATCTACACGAGCGTCTGCCGCCCTTGCCCTGCGCTGCCGGTATTCCCTCTCGTGGGGGTCACACCTAGCATTTCCTTTTGTTAATATTCCGCAAACTGCGCAAGGTTGTGGCCACCTACCCATCAGGGACTCGTCGAGTAGAAGTCTTTTGCGTTGAAAGTTACTGCTAGAACGCTTGGAACTCTGACTAGGGCAGTACCACACCGAGGGCAGGGAACCTTGGGGTCTTGGGTAATGGGATGCGTCACGCTTTCAATGAGGTCACACCCTCGGCATTTGTAATCGTAATTTGGCATTAGTCGTCTTGCCTTAGCTGTAGCCGCCGGAGGATTTCGCTTACCTTGATAAGCCTGCCCTTGGATGCGTTGGTCTTGGAGTTGATGCGTGCTTGCCTGACTTCTCTTGGTCTTGTCTCTCGGATAATCTCTCGAAGCATTTCCGTCTCGACCATAATGAATCCTCTACCTGTTGGAGAAGCGATGCACCAATACTCTGACTTCGTTACGTTAATGCCTGACTGTTTGATGTCGCTCTCGTCCTGTTGGTGATACTGCCACGTCTCGACGTAGATGTTGCCTGTCTCTGGGATTCTGTAATCGGTCTTTACTTCTATTTTGTTTCCTTGCAACTTACCAAGGACAGTCTTGGCTAGGTTTTCTCCTACCAGTCCACGAGTGAAGTCAATGTCGAAGTGTGGCTCAATCACTTGTCCCACTCACCCGACAGGACAGCCAAGTCTCTGCGAGGGTCGTACCCCTCACCGACTACCAACGAGACGATTCCTGTTGGCGTGTTGCCTCCCATACCTGTTCTGTCAGCGAACCAGTGAGAGCCACCGTCCATAGAAGGGATTTGTAGCCATAGCGTTTGATTCATTTGCTTAGCGGCGAAATGGTGGTAATGACCCGTTATGAGGACGTCACTTTGCCCGACGCCTGTTCGACCTAGCGCCTGACCGCCCATCCATTTTTGAACGTCCCTGATTTGATGTCCGTGAGCAAAGCCGACAATCGTTCCGTTGAAGTTGCAGGCAAGGGTCGTGTTGTCTCGTTCTGGGAAGCGTC